ATAAGGAAACCCGTTGCTTTACCTGTCTTTCGACGTTCGGTTGCAATGGTCGTGTCTCGCAACAAGGCGCGTAGCCGAGTAGCTCACGAGACGAGCTCCTCTGATAATTCCGTTACCGGTTCAGAGGTTAAGCGGTGCGGCGCGTGTTCTTTACATGCGCGCCAAACCAAGGAAGTCATTCACAATGGAATGCAGTTACTTCGGGTTCGGTATGGTTTACCATACTGCGAACTTCCGGACTGCACTCCGACTTCTCTCGGCCGCTTTCTTTCTTTTCTTTTGCTACAGGGGATGCCGCGTCCCTCTGTAGCTTTCCCTCGGTGTCAAACCGCCCGGGGAAATGACGGTCTCTGCCAACTGAAGAGACTGTGTCGCCGAGACAGGTGGGCCCTTGCCCATTCTGTCTCTTCTATAAAGCGCAACCTTCCGCAAGGTTGCTTTCGACACACGGCGTCGTCGCGTTCTTCTTGGGAACAGAACGCGACCTCTCAACCTCCTCCCACATCCTTTGAGTATCTTCAACACGTCCGGCGTGTTGCTACTCAACTCTTCACTCCTGGCTGGGATAAAGCTTATGGTTCTTTCGTCGGAACCCATCTGCCTAATCCTTCCGCCCGTTTTGACAAGTTGTCCCCTGCCCACCTTGCGTGGGAAGGGAAACGTGGAGAGTTTTTTAACGCGTGCTTGCGTGAGGGTCCAGACCCTCAGCCTGTCAAGGCGCGTTACAAGGAAGTCATGTCAGCGGGCAAGAAACGGCCCTTGTTAATTTACGAGTCCTCTCTTGAGGCACTCGCCCCTTTGCATAAGCTCCTTTATGCGAAGCTAAGGGAAACTGACTGGCTTCTTTGCGGTCCTCCGACCGAAAAAAGGATGTCATCTGTCTGTGTCAATCGGGTTCAGACTTCTGTCGACCTGATCAACGCAACCGACGGACTCTCACACGATGTTGCACTCGTGCTTCTTCGTACCGCTTTCTTCACTTCGGTGAAGGTCCCTCGCTCTCTGCGCCGTTTGGCAGAGATGTCGCTAAGTCCTGAGTTTCAGGGACTTGAGGGTGAGTGGTTGAGAGTTACTCACGGACAGATGATGGGAGCATACCTCTCCTTTCCCCTGCTTTGCCTGCAAAGCTACTGTGCTGCCACTTGGGCGGCACGGTTCGACTCTACGGCCCGTTTCCTCGTGAATGGTGATGACGCAGTCATTTCGGCATCACGAGGTATCACTGTGCAGGACTACCCTTCCGGGTACCGACTCAACAGTGACAAGACGATTCGGGCTGAAAACGTTGTGGAGGTCAACTCCACTTGTTTTCTCAAGAGCGGGGGAAGATGGCGTGTTGTGCGCCATCTCAGGAGAGGTGGGGCGGTGACCGATTTCCAGGGGATGCTGCACATGGCAAAGGCATGTGTCGAGGCAGGCCCTGGTTTTGTGGACGCGTTTCAACGAGCGCGGATCGGTCGTCGCTGGGGGTTTCTTCCTTCTCAGCTAGGTCATCTGACCTACCCAGCCTATAGGCGAGAGCTGGGAATGCTTCCTAGGAGCGAGACAGCACTTCCAAGTGTTGCTCCCTACGCTCAGGAGGGATTGCTTCGGTGTCGTGGTACACCGACTGCGTTAGAAGCCGAAGTTCTTCGGAGCTTCCTTTGGGAGAACGCAGGGGGAAGAAGATTGAAGAGAGACGTATTTTCTCCGTCCTGCGGGAAAGTACGTCGGACATACCAATGGATGCACCGCGTCCATTCCGTGCTCAGCTACGTCGGCTGGTCACGAAGATCCTACCCAGGATCTGGTTTTGGGGAGGTGTTCTTTGTCCCTGAGGACTTTGAATCACCGCAAGAATCGAAAGGTGCTCAAGATTGGGAGCAGAAGGTTTCCTTCTGTTTCGGTAACCTTGAGTAGAAGAGAGAAGTGTGAAACCCAAGGGCTTCACGGCCGGTGAGATCCGGAACGGACGGAAAGCTGTTGAAATCTTTCCAAAGGTTGAGGTGAAAGTTAGCGCGTGAACCTGGACTGGGGGTGCACCGGGGGAGATCCTCGGGCGGTATTTGAGTTGGCTTAGGCCGGGGTTGGCAACCCGCTCATTTACTTTGCCGGCCCCAGTGCGTTCGCGTCGCCGCTAGTAATTACAACCTGCGGAGGGAGAGACCCTGCACCACTATTCGGTCAGTACGCGCCTAGCGCGGAGAGCCGGTCAAATATGTGCTGAAGTTCCCTGCAGCCGGAAGAAAGGAAAGGATAGACGAGGGGCTAGTTCAACTAGCAGGCTCGCCGGGCTACGCCTCC